ATGCCGCCTGGGATGCCGCCGGGGATGCCGCCTGGGCTGCCGCCCGGGGTGTCGGCTGGGGTGTCGCCCGGGCTGCCGCCCTGGATGCCGCCTGGGATGCCGCCGGGGATGCCGCCGGGGATGCCGCCTGGGCTGCCGCCCAGGGTGTCGTCTGGGCTGCCGCCTGGGCTGCCGCCCGGGTTGCCGCCCGGGGTGCCGCCTGGCTCGTCGTGGCCGACCGGCTTTCGCACCCTAATCCCTGGGAGCCCCTCATGGAAGTGTGGCAGATGGGGTACTGGCCCGTCGGGCCAGTGGACGGCAGTTTTGCGGTGTTTGAGCCTGAAGTTGTGGTACTGCAAAAGGCGTTGGAGGAGGGGAAGTCGTGATAATCAAAGACGCCCCGGAATCACTGGTGCGATCCGCTATCCTCTGGTGCCCCGAGCTCGCGGGTGATGCCCCTGTGCCCGCGTACGTGGCCGGGGGTTTCATCCGGGCTTACTTCGCGGGCGAGATGCCCAGCGACATGGACCTGTTCTGTCGGTCCGCCGGCATGGCTGACACGACAGAAGAGCGGCTGGTCAAATCAGGCTGGCAAAAGGTGTTCGAGACCGACCGGGCCCGGACTTATGAGCGGGCCAACGAAAAAGGCCGCGCCCGCAGCGTGCAGGTCATCCGGTTCGCCTATGCTGAGCCAGCCGAAATGATCAGTCGGTTCGACTGGACAGTCTGCGCGGCGGCTCTGGAATTATCCCTCGGCGGTGCGGGGATGCTGGTCATCCACGACAACTTCTTCGAGCACTTGGCTGGACGGGTGCTCCACTATAACGACTCTCCGCGCCCTCTGGCCTCGCTGCGACGCATGGTCAAGTACCTGCGGCGGGGCTACCACATCTGCGACGAAAATCTGATCCGCCTCGCCGAGGCGGTGTCGCGCGACGTGGACTGGGACGACCCCGAGGCCGTGCAAGACGCCATCGCGGGTCTGGACCCAGAGGGCGGCCGCCGGATCAGGGTGATTGATTGAGGGAGCCGGATTCTGCAATTCGGGGGGGAGAGGAATGACTAACGACATCCACGCCCTGGAGGGGCGGGAGCTGGACGCGGCGGTGCGCCGGGCCTTGGGGCATGAGGTTTACACGGGCCGCCAACTCATAGCAGAGGACATACTCTGGCGGCCGCAGCTGCCGGGGTTGTCGTACATGTGGGAATTGGCCGTAGATTGCCCCGACAAGTTGTTCTGCGTATCAGACCGGGAACTGCTGGCCGTCAGGCGCAGCGCGGGGGTGGATGCTGGCGGCGCGGTATCACCACTGCGCGACTACCACCGATCCGTCGATGCCATCCTGCCATTAGTGCAGATCTTGTCCGAGCAGCGGTACGGGGATTATCTGGCGACCCGGCTGGCTACCTGCGATCCATACGATTCGCAATGGTTCGCCAAAATCGGTAACGCTTTTGATGGGCGCAACGAAGGGTCCGCCACCGGCCCCATCCTCGCCGTCGCCCTGTGCCGGTTGTTGCTACTGGTTAAGAGGGAGGAGGCCAAGAGCGATGCCTGAACGCATGTGGGTTGTGCCCGGTGGCCCGGGGTGCGAAGAGGCGGCAGGCCCCGACGACCTCTGCGATCCGATACCCGCCCATTGCGTGGTCTCGGGCGACGGGGACCTGTGTTATGCCCTCCACCGGGAGCCGGGTAAGGGACAGACTCCGGGCCTGCTGTGGTCCGTGCAGGAACAGGGCGAAGACTTCTGCCTCGGCGACCTGGACGGCACGGCAGATATGCTGGAGGATGGCCGGGTCCTCCAGTGGGGAGAGGAGATAGAAAGCAGTGAATGACATGTACTGTCCCTATGCGCTGTCGAGTCGTTGGGCGGCAACGAACGAGGCATTTTTCAAGTGCTCGCCGCAGTGCATAGCCTACCGCGACGGCAAGTGCGCCGTCATCGATGCCGCTGAGCGGCAGGCGAGGGCGTTGGAGGCATTGGCGGAGTCCGTGGTGCTGGATATTGCTCCGGCTTTCAAAACAAGGAGGTAATACCACTGGACCTGACACCTGAGAACAAAGCGCACATTGACAGCCTGAGCTACGAGCAGTTGCTGAGCCACTGGCGATTCGCCCCGGCTGGAGACCCGTGGTTTGCGGGGGAGACCGGGGCGTATTGGGAGGCACGAATGGCGAAAGCCAAGGCGGCCGCCGGGGTCAACGCCTCCGCCATCAGCAAGGGGTTGGGATAATATGCCCCTCACACCGAACCGGCGGCAGGTGTTGGAGGCATTGGCGGAGTCCGTGGTGCTAGATATTGCTCCGGCTTTCAAAACAAGGGGGTAATACCACCCGGCTGCCGGGTCCTCCAGTGGGGAGAGGAGGTTGGAGAATGAGTGGCCGTTGGTATTGCGGGAACTGCGGGGAGCATCCCGCGCGGGTATGGATGATACCTCACAGCGCGTTCCGAGAGTGGGATGTCCTGTCAGAATACAATGGCGCACGCGAGGCTGTCGACTGCCTTGGGGTCGAGGTGCCGGGTACGCAGCGCGAATTGCCCCAAGACCAGTGGGAGTACAACTCCCTCAGCGGAGAGACGTACAAGCTTCCATATGCCGCGATATGCCCTCTGTGTCTGGATTGGAACTGCGAGGAATGTGTCTGGCAGGGAGAGGAGGCGGAGACCGGTGAGTGAAGGGATTGCGCTCCATACGCAACGGTGTCCGTGGTCTGGCCAGAGTTGTCTGCCCTCCTGTATGGCATTTCAGGACGGATGCGCCCTCATCGGCGCCCAGGAGCGGCTGGCCGAGGCCGCTGAGCGGGAGGCGGCCATCCGCGAGCGGCGCGCACGTGCGCCCGAATTGGGGCTCATGGCCGCCATTGACAAGTCTGGCGGATACAGGGCGTCGTCGTCGTGGACCGAGGCTTGGCTCCTCCGCATCCTGGAGGTAAAGGGCTACCTGTCGTCCGTCAGTCGCAGCGACGGAATCCGTTACTACCTCTCCGCAGCAGGCGAGGCGGCGCTGGGGGAAGCCGTCGCGGAGGAGGCGGGACAGTGACGGAGAGTGGGTTACCGGAGAGCCGGTTGGCCGAGACGCGCCGGACGGTCCTCACCTACCTCCAGGAGTGGCGCACCGAGGCAGAGATACGGCAAAACCTGACCGAGGAGGAGCAGGCATACTGGCTATACGCTTGGCTGTACGGCGGGTTGGTGGAATCGGTTTCGCACTACCGTCTGACTGAGGCCGGTAGGCGGGCGTTGGAGGAGAGTGGCGGGGATGCGTGACAACTGCCGTGTTAAACGCGTCGTGTGGAGCGAGAGATGTCTCGCCTGCGGGCGGCTGCTGGCGTGGCGCGGAAATGGTGTTGCCACATCGGCCAACTGCCCCTGCAAGCACAGCTATGTCGCCCCACCCAGCAGGGCGCACATGTTGATGGCCTGGGCAGAAGACGACGTGCTAGAGGAGGAAGAGCCATGAAGCACTTGACAGGCAAGGACCTGCGGCGAGCCCTTGTCCGCATGGATAATGCGCTATATGCCTGCGGGGCCGTCAACGGGTGGCAGCGCATAGACGTCGATAGGGACAATCGCACCGACGCCCTGGAGGCCATAGGGCGGTTTATCAAGGCGCTGGAGGGGTCGAAGTGAGCACATCGGAGTTGGGCCAGAGGGTGAGGGCACGGGCGGTTGTAAAGAGCGTGAAGGCACACGCTCTCAAGCGGATTATATGCATCAACCGCTCCGAATGGCGGGCGTTGGAGGAGGGTGGCGGGGATGAGTGAGAGGCTGGGGCGGTTGAGTAACGAGCAACTGGCCGAGGCCGTTGACTACCTGCTCGACGATCTGGACGATGCATGCGTGTTGTCCTTCGGTGGCACAGATGACGTTGGCACTGTATCTGTCTCATGTTACGAGATTGGGGACTGGCAGCGTGCCACGGTCCTGGAAGCCATCGGTCGGTTCGTTGCAGCGGTGCAGGGGGAGGGATCGCAGTGACCTGGGCGACGTGCAGCAACTCATGGCTCAGGATGCCGCCCGCGCCCTCGGGCGGCGAGGCGACACATAGCGCGGAGCCATGCGTTGTGGAGTGCAGGACTACGTTGGGCATCCGCTATGACCCGGACCACGGCGTGTACCTGGAGTGTCCGCATCGGGAGTGTGGGGCCGCCTACGGCCTCCGCGCGCTGCCCCGCCTGTTGCGAGGACCTGCGGACCAAATCGGGCGCGCACTCGCCGATGCCGGGCGGGACCTACTGCGGATGGCCAGGGAGGGTGATGGGGATGACTGACTGCCTGCGATGTCACCACGAGCCGTACATGGACCACGAGTGCGGCGGCCGTCTTGCCCTTTATATCGAGGACGGCAGCCTGTCGCTCCGGTGCACCAAGTGCGGCGTGGAGTACGAGTTAATGGGCCTGTGCGACCTGTCGCACTGTGGCCGCATTGGGCAAGCCCTCGTCAACCTGGGCGTGGAGATGGTGCGGGAGGCTGCATATGGCGATGGGTACGCCACCGCCGAGGCTATCATGGCGGATGACGAGGAGGGTGATGCGGAGTGACTGATCACCTGCGGTGTAGCGCAGTCCATGCCGAGTGGGAGTATGGGGAGGGCGCACAACACCCTGAGACCTGGGAGATACCCCCCTCGGTCTGTAATGGGCTACTCGGGGTGAGGGTTATTAATGGCGCAGTGCGTCTGGCCTGTACCAAGTGCGCAGCTACCTACAGCCTACACTGCCTCTTCGGTGGGGGCGATGAGGGCCGAATCGGACAATCACTCATACGAGTGGGGCAGGACATGGTCAGCATGGCTAGGGCGGCTGGCCAAAATAAAGGAGATATCTGATGAGCGCCAACAGCAAGATTGAGTGGACGGATGCATCGTGGAATCCTGTGACCGGGTGTTCCCCGATTTCGGAGGGTTGCCAGAACTGCTACGCCGCGAGGACGGCCAAGCGGTTGCGTGGTCGGTACGGCTACCCGGCGGATGACCCCTTCCGGGTTACGTTCTACCCGGACAGGCTGGAGGAGCCGATGAAGTGGCGGAAACCGAGGCGGGTGTTCGTGTGTTCGATGGGCGACCTGTTCCATGATGACATCCAGGCGGAGTGGGCCGACCGCATCTTCCACGTCATGCATCGCTGCAAACAACACATCTTCATCCTGCTCACCAAGAGACCGGAGAACATCCGTCACCTACTCTACGATTGGCACACAGACCCGCCGGGCTGCGGGTTCCTCAGCAAACACGACCACCTCCCCAACGTCTGGCTAGGTGTGACTGCCGAGAACCAGGAGCAGGCAGACAAGCGTATCCCCGTATTGCTCGACATCCCAGCGGCTGTGCATTGGGTGTCAGTGGAGCCGATGCTTGGGCCGGTGGACCTGACCCCTTACCTGCACCGTTACTACCATGGGGGCGTTCCTGGACTTGAGCGTGGCGATAGACTACTGCCGCCCAGCGTCACCGGTCAGTCGACCCTACTGCAATACGCCGAAAAACTCTGCCCGAACGGCCCGCAAAAGGCGGACAAGGTTTACCTGACAACGGACAAGGAAGCGGCTGCGACGTTCGCTTTCGTATACCCTTTCGGACATACCTATCGGGCAATTCCTGAGAGGCCGGTGGAACATGATCCCGACTGCACAGAGGTTGGCCTGTCGTATCAGGCCCCGTCTGCCACTGTGATGCCCGCGGGCACTTCTGCCCTCAACTGGGTCGTCTGCGGGGGCGAGTCCGGCCCGGGCGCACGACCGATGCATCCCGAATGGGCGCGGTCGCTCAGGGCGCAGTGCCAGTCTGCAGGGGTGCCGTTCTTTTTCAAGCAGTGGGGAGAGTGGGGGCCTGCGCCTGACAATGTCAGCGTAGATGGTCTTCGCTGTCGGTGGTGGACGGACGACCCATCGGACAGCCTTGTCTACCGCCTCGGCAAAAAGCGGACAAGCCGCGAACTCGACGGCCGGGTGTGGGACCAGATGCCGGGGGTGGTTGCGAAGGGTGGCGCAGGGAATGGCCTATAAATACCGCGTCTGGTGCCCTGATTGTTACGGTGTTGATCCCGAGGGGTGCTTCGGGGGCGCGGAGGAAGAGTCTGAGGAGACCTTTGCAACACGGCAGGAGGCCGAGGCTGCTGCTGAAGCATTTTGCAGGGATAGCATTTGGGAGTTCGAGGTTTTTGAGACGCCGGGGGTGGTGGGATGATGGGCTGGCCCGCGACCGACAGGTGGGGGACCATCATGGCCGACCCTCCCTGGCCCGAGCGTGGAGGCGGCAAGTGCAAGCGGGGAGCGGACAAGCACTACCCGCTGATGCCCGTTGAGGAAATCGCCGCGCTGCCCGTGCAAGACCTGTGGTCGCCGCGGGGAGGGCACCTGTACTTGTGGACCACGAACAACCACCTAGAGCAGGCGTTTGAGGTCGTCAGGGCCTGGGGGTGCCGGTACGTAACAGTTATCACCTGGGTCAAATCCGGTGGCCCCGGACTCGGCCAGTATTTCCGCGGCAAGTCAGAGCATTGTTTGTTTGCCGTGACGCGCCATGCTACACCGCCCTACCGGATGCGGCAGAATGGTACGCGGGCGCAGGGTACAACCATCATCTGGGCGCCCCGGCTAGAGCATAGCCGCAAGCCGGATGCCATTTACTCCATTGCGGAGGAGGTCAGCCCCGGTCCGAGGCTGGAGTTGTTTGCCCGCCGCCGGGTATCCGGTTGGTCGGCGTGGGGGAACGAGTGCGGGGAGGTGGTGGAGTGATGGACAACAACTACTCCCATATCATCGACACACTAACCCGGCAGCCGGTAGTGGTTTTGGATCGCCTGCGGGACCAGATCATCGCCGAGTTTACCCGGCGTGGTTGTGCTCAGATGCCATTGTCCCTGTTCAGGCCGATTGCCAACAAGCACACTCGGGAACACATGTGTAACGACCGCCTGGTGGCAGTTATCGGGCATCTCGACTATCTAGAAGTATGGCGCGCGGGCAGCGGCTGGCGAGTGTGCCTGGTTCGTCCGGCGACCGGCGGCCCATGAATGACCCAAATACGGGGGGTGTGAAAAACATGTCACCGATAGAGGCTAACCTGGTTGCTTTTTCACCAGATCCTGAACTAACGGTGGCGGCCAGTGCTCGCGTTTGTTATTCTCGCCGGGGCGTCAGTGAGTTGATGGCCGGGCTGCAGGTGGAGGAGGCTTATGATCTCATTCGCAAACTTATTCGCAAACGCCACCTGTCGCCGCTGGAGCATGTCGGATTCACCTTCTCTGCGGCTGTCAGTCGTGTTTGCTCCCATCAACTGGTGCGCCACCGCATAGCGTCATACAGTCACCAGAGCCAACGCTACGTGAGCATGGATAGGGCCGAATGGCGGCTCCCCCCGGGCATAGTCGCCGACCCTGGGGCCAGGGACAAGTGTCGGGAGCTCCTGGAGCAGGCCCGCCGGGTGTACACCGAATTGATCGCCATGGGCATCGAACGGGAGGATGCTCGCTACCTCTTGCCGGGTGCGGCGCTCAGCCCAATTGTATTCACGATGAATGCCCGCCAGTTGCTGCATTTCTTTTCCGTGCGTTGTTGCCGCCGCGCCCAATGGGAGATCCGCGACCTGGCCTGGTCCATGTTGAAAAAGGCCCGATCGGTGGCCCCGGTGTTGTTCGAAAGCGCAGGTCCCGCCTGTGCGCGGGGTAGCTGTTCTGAAGGCGACATGACGTGCGGGCGGCCTAAGTGGTGGTTAGAGGAGGGGCTGAGCGTATGATTGGCGGGATGCAAGAATGGCATGCTGCTGTCCAGGCTATGCACGATGCACAGTCTGCCGTAGACCTCGCCGATCCGAACGATCCCGGGGCGCTGGATGCTGCCTTGCTGTGCTTCGAAGCGGCGCGACGCAGATTGGACGGCTTGTACCGGCAGGCTAAACAGGAGGCATTGAGCGCATGAGTTAGGCCAGGTGGGCCGGGGTGCATCCCGTGTCCCGGCCCCGGCCCGCCTTGCTCGGGAGGGTTGTAAATGCCGAACAGGGGTATAAAGGAGAGCATCTGTACGTCTGAGACACTGGCCTCGATCTCGCCCGAGGCAGAGCGGCTGTTTTGGCGACTGGTCGTCCAGGCTGACGACTTCGGGCGATACGACGCCAGGATGAAAACGCTGCGAGGCAAGTGCATGACTGCTATGGTCGATAAAGTCTCACTGCCCGATATTGAGATTTGGTTGAGTGAACTGGAAAAGGCTGGTCTCATTACAAGGTATATCGTGGATTCGAAACCTTATTTATACATTACCAGCTGGGAGAAGCATCAGCGCCGCAGATCATCAACATCGAAATGGCCGGAACCCGCGTCTGGTGTGCTTTACAGCGATGACGGAAATCCTTCGCCGTCAAATGACGGTACATGTTGTCATTCGTCGGCAGATGACAGCACATGTTGTCAAATGACAGCAGATGTTGCCGTACCCGTACCCGTACCCGTACACGTACACGAGACACGTACACGTACACGAGACTATATTAATATAATGTCGGACTCGCTACAAACCGAGTCCGACGACTCACCTAACCCACCTGATGACCAGACTACCCCCCCCTGCCGCAGCCGGGATGCCGTTGCACAGGTTGCTGCGAGTCATACCTCATGGAGTCGCTACTCGGAGCAGGAGCGAGAACAAATAGCCGACTACTGGGACGCCCAGCGATTACGACGACGATCTGGGACCATTTCCTCACGCATCATCGCAACCGAAATGGACTACTGGTCGGGTTTCCCACCGGATGCCGCGATGTACGGCGTGAACCGGCACTTACGGGCATACAGGGAGAAACCTGAACGATACACACGGGGCATCATCAGAAACCATGTAAGCGAACAGGAGGTGAGGAACCGTGTCAAAACCGATGAGAGTAGGCGACATTCTGAGGACAGAGACGGCGGCGGTAATCGGTACAACCGCCTCATCATCGGGTGAGCCGTACACTTGCGAACATTGCGGGCAGACCGTCAACCCGATAGAGACTGAGATATTCGGCGAGCCCCGCACCTATCGGGGCACCTGTGAGTGTGTGTTCCGACGGCAGGAGGAAGAGCGGCAAAGACAAGCGGAGGCAGAACGACGGCGGCGGATTGAGGCCAAATTCGGGCTCATCAGATTCCCGGTTCGCTACACTCACATGATTCTGGATGCGTTCGAGGCCCGACCCGGGAGCGAAAATGCATTTCGGGCCGCACGTGAGTACATAGATCGCTGGCCGGAACAGATGGATACCGGCGAAGGACTGATGTTGCTCGGCCCGCCAGGTAACGGGAAATCGCACCTCGCGGCGGCTGCTTACCACGCGCTTAAGGCGCGGGGTTTCGTGCCCGTTCTCGTGGTGGTCCCGGACCTCTGGAATACTATGGACGCGACGTATAGGGCGGGTTCGACAGAGCATGAGGCGGACATATACGCAGCTCTAATCGACTGCGACCTGCTTGTGTTAGACGACATCGGGCCAGACAAACCTACCGACAAACGGCGCGAACGGCTATACACGATTGTCAACGCCCGGCTGCTCCGCAACCGCCCGATCATTGCCACGTCAAATGTCACCGACATGGACGAGCTAGAGTGGCGCATCAGCAAGCGCACCGTCGACAGGCTCATGGGCGAGTGTCTGACGGTACGAAACTCGGCATCCAGCTACCGTGAGGAGACGGCCGCGAAGAGGAGTGAGCGCTGGTGTCGCAGCAAATCAGGCTGAGGATGTGGGCGGAGAAGGCCGAGGAGGGCGATGCGCAAGAGCGCCGCCGTTACATACCGGGGCAGAACACTCAATTGTCGCTGGGAAACTGGGCGTTCGGCCCCCGACCGGTGAGGGTCGACCCGGCGAAAGACATCCTTGCGGTCGACATCACCAATGGTGAGACGATACAGCGGCGCGAGGAATGGTTCGAAGGATTCCTGAGGGGGGCTAGACGATGATCCACTGGCCCGAACATTGTTTCGCCAACGCCATCTACGGCCGTCTACGCGCAGCGGGAGTACGTTGTGTGCTGGAGGTTCCCTGTCTATCGCGGTGCATCGACATGGTAGTGATGTGTGGTCCCTGGTACATCGCGGTGGAATTCAAAATGCATGCATGGAAACGAGCGTTGGCGCAGGCTACCGACCACCTGTTGGCAGTTGACTACTCGGTTGTGTGCATGCCGGAGCGGCAGGTCAGCCCCCAAATGTACGTTGCGTTTGCAGACGCAGGGGTGGGCCTGTGGCTGGCACAGTCGGCCTATGCGATTAGGGCAACCATACCACCGGCACCGTCGCTGCAAGTATGGCCCGTGGCGCGGCAGTGGCTGACAGAGTACCTGCAAACCAGAGCGCCGGAGGTGTTGGTGAAATGACTACACGCCGCCACTACACTGGCAACAGCACGGGAGACGCCCTGCAACACCTTGCGTGTTTAATGACCGACGAGGCGGCTCCCACGGCCGGTCACTGGAAACTAAACATCGACGCACAGGCCGAGGGGTACAGCCGCATCCTTCAGGCGTTGGACCTGGCGAACGCGATGCATGGTGTAATATACAGTCCGGCGGCCAGAGAGGTACGGTTATTCGGCAGCATGGAGGGGTTGTTCAACACGCTGTCCCTCCTCCACTCTCTCCAGGACCCCGAGGGGGCACCAGACGTAGTGAGACAGGCGAAACAAAACGCCGAATACGGGAGGACCAGACATGCTTAACAGCGTGGTACTCATCGGCAGACTGACCGCGGACCCGGAGTTGAGAAAAACCAACAACGGGATATCGGTAACGACGTTCACGCTGGCAGTTGATAGAATAGGCAGAGGCGAGGCGGACTTCATCCGTTGCGTCTGCTGGCGTGGGACGGCAGAGGCAGTCGCAAACCACATGAGCAAAGGGCGTATGGTTGCGGTTGAAGGGCGCATTCAGGTACGACCGTGGGAGACCGACGATGGCAACAAGCGCACGACAACCGAGGTTATCGCCCACCGGGTGCAATTCCTCGGCGGTGGTGAGCGGCGACAGAAACAGACTGAGGAGCCAGGGCCGGACCCGGAGTTCGTGGATGCGGAGAACGATGAGGAGTTGCCGTTCTGATGTCTGCAACACTGACCATTAAATGCGACATGTGTGGAAAAACAGCACAGGGGCTCAAGCCGCACGGCTGGTATGCAGACTATGTTTGGGGGCTGCCGAAAGACTTCTGTTCCGATACATGCTACGAGGAGTGGCAAGAACGGGTCGCCGATGCCGGTGGCGATACAGTGAACACCCGCGAGGCAAGTCTCAATGCGGCGCGGGCAATCATGGAGCACTTAATCTGGAACATGCACCAGCGGCTTCGCCATATTCTGGCTGATACCTGGCAGCCAATATCGTTTCGTAGTTACACCATACATCTCCGCTGGTGCGACATCCTACAGTTCGCCGACAACCTGGAAACATATGTGGTCGCGCTCCGGGCCGAAGCCAGGAAACGAGGTGAAACCCCATGATGCTGTTTAAAGAGCATCTGGCGGAGCAGATACTCAACGGCACGAAAACGCAGACCCGCCGGGACTGGCGGCGCAAGACCGGACCGGACAGGGGCAAGCCGTACTGCCGTATCAAACCGGGCTCAGTCCATCAAGTGCGGACGAGCTTCTTCTCCCCGCCCGTCTGCCACATCCTGATTACCGATGTGCGCAGGGAGAGGTTGGGGGACATCGGAGAGGAGGATGTCTGGCGCGAGGGTGTCGGCAGCATGCACGAATTTGCCTGTACATGGATTGACATTAATGGCAGTTGGGACCCTGACGCGGAGGTCTATGTGGTGGATTTCGCCCGCGTCGATACCCGCGAACTTACCGCCGACGAGGGTGGCGGCTGGCTAGCCGAGGTGCCTGACTATCCGGGGTTGATGGCCGACGGCGGCACCAAAGAGGAGGCCCTGCGCGAACTGTTGGGAGCCTGGGAGGCATATAAACGGGCGCAGCGCGATTGCCCCTGCGTTGATTGTCAGTATGGTCCTGCGGGCGAGGCGTTATATCCCGATTGGTGCGGTCATCCATTAATAGCGCCCAGCGGAGGTGACGTGACAGATGGATGAGCAGCGCACTGTTTTGTCCGCTTACTGGGTTGTTCTCGACAAGGACTACGACATACTTCATATCTTCTGCGGCGAGGAGGCAACAGACATCTGGAAGTGGGGCGATGAGGACTGGCCGGGGATCATTGTTCAGCGACGAATGAGCGATGACGCTATTGTTGGGATTCAGGTCATGGAGTGGACCCAGCGCCGCGACGAGGTCAGGAAGCACATCTCCTGGCTTGACTGGGACGAGGTGGAGAGGCGGATCGCACAGCAGGGAGAGGAGGAATAACCATGCCGCTTGGGGGCTACGGAGACTACCATGACATCATAATCAACGGAGTGTTGATGCAGAAGACCTGTCGGCATTGCGCATATGCCATGTTTATGTGTCGGCAGGACGACTGGGGTTGCAGGGCATGTGAAGGCAAGGGACACACACTGACCAAGGAGGGCGAGGCGCTTCTCAGACTCGTTGCTGGCAACCCGGAATTCATCACGGGGAACTATGAGGTGGTTCCTCAAACATTCGGTTTGCGGAGGCGGTAGCATGGCCGGTCTTGTGGACAGGGTGCGAGGAGGTGGTATGGTTGGGTAGTGGTTTGGATCCGGAGACGGCGGAGCTTATGCGGGATATGATTCGCAAGACGCAAACCGAGCATCACCGCATTTGCCAGCGGGCCTTAGCGCGTATCGTCTACCTGCTCAATGAGCGGGCTCCCATCCCCGACCGCATGGCCGCCCAGGACGCGGAGCGCATCGCCTATGCGGCTCTGGAGGGCCGGTTGGTGGATGGGATTTTCGGGGTGGAGTGGGATGAAGTAGAGACAGGCGCATAAGTGAGGTGGCGACCATGGCTACAGCGGTGATCCCCGGTAGACCCATCCCGGCGGTAAGGATGACTCAGCGGGGGAAATTCGTGCGCCGCCAGGCACAGCGTTACCTCGCATACCGGGAGGAAGTGGCATGGCGGCTGGGGCAGGCGCTTGAACCCATAGAGGGATACGCCCTAATCACGGTGCGAATCTACCTCCATGCACGGACCGAAACCGGATTCGCCGGGCAGCACGGCGACCTGGATAACTACCTGAAGGCGGCGTGCGATGCCTGCCAAACGGCCGGACTACTAGAGAACGACCGCCAGATAATTGGGTTGGGGCCGGGTACGAGAATCTACGCCTGCGCAGACCGGAAACAGGAGCGCATGGAAATCGAACTCGAACCTACACCGCTGGAGTGGGCGGGCTGATGGGCCGCCGAAAGTTCAGTCCTAGCGTCGCCTATCGCATCCTCGGCGAGGCATGGGACCCGGCGATGTCCCGGCCTGAGCCGATTAATCTGCTGGATATCGTCAAATGGGAGATACCGGACGTACCGAACGCCCGACTTAGGGGCATCGTACTGTACATCCTGGCGGACGCAGAAGGCAAACAGCAGTGGGTAAGGGTGCTGCCCTGGACGCAGAGACGCCAGCTGTTCGAGGTGTTGCTGCTCCAGGATGACGACAAGAGCCAGCAGATAATGCGGCAGGTATACGGAGTTCTGGACCTGCCTGCGGATGCGGTCTACGTGGTTGGCAGGGCAAGGTTGGAGATAGTTGGCGACGAGGCAAAGAGCAAGGAGGGAGCGGCGTGACTGTTGATGAGTATCGCCGGGTATGGCCCGTAGTAATACTCATTGTTTCTGGGTCCCTAATTACTGGGACGTCACTGGGAGCGTTGTCTGAAAACCTTTGGATTTCAATCCCGCTAGGTTATTATGTGCTGGGCATAGTTGGAGGACTTGGCTGGCTGGTAACAGGCATCACCGCTATATGGGAACACGGACGGAGTAAGAGGCTAACACCATGATGCCCACAGCACTGGTCTATCAGGCGGCGATGGTGAGCAGATATGATGCCGTCGTGAACAGCAAGGAGGAGAGAGCGTGAGTCGGAAGAGTCGGGCGAGCCAAGAACTAGTACGATGTGAAGAACAGCGTGCACAACTCAAGGTCCTGCAGGCGAAGATTGGCGAGTTGGAGGAGCGATTGAGTTGGAGCGTACCAGGGGCAGAATTGATGCAATCAACCCTGGACGATCTTCGTTGTCAAAAGCAAGCAGAGGCAAGAGCTTTGCACCACCGGGCCGTAGAGGCCCTGGAAAAGGACGGCCCGGAAGGCCCCGGAGGCCGCTACCTGGAGTCCCGAGGAATACCGTTTGCCCTGGCAAAGCGGTATCGTCTCGGCTACGCAGGACCCGGCCAGTGGCCCGGCGGAGGTCCAGCCCGACTAGTGGTGCCTCATACAACACCACCCGGGGATATTGTCAACCTCTACGGCAGGGCCATAAACGAAGCGGACCAATTTCTCCGGCACCGGAACCTGTTCGGCACGAAGGGCGTGTTCAACGCGGCGGTCATGAGCGGGCCTTTGGCCTACATCACCGAGGGGGCGTTCGACGCCCTGGCGCTGTTGGCCGCAGGGTTCCCCGCCCTGGCCGTGTTCGGCCTGCGGGGCCTGCGGTGGGAGTGGTTGCGGGCACGGCGGCTGGTCGTCTGCCTGGACGCCGACGAGCCGGGCCGGAGGGAGGCAAGCGCGTTGCTGGTCCAGGCGGTGGCCAGGGGCTACGAGACGTGGAGGGCTGACCCTCGGGCCTACGGCGGCTGTAAGGACGTCGCAGAGGCCCATAGGCGGGGCTGCCTCAACGTCGAGGCGTTGCGGCTTGCGGGTGGTATCACAGACACAAAGGAGGAAAGAGAATGAACCAGAACGATTGGGCAACCCAGGAACAGAAGAAGTGTGAGGACAGGCTCAGTGAGTACGAGGACCGCGCCAAGAACCTGTGTACAACAATCGCCGACCTGCACAGGCAACTAGAGTGGGTTATCGAAGAGGCGAATCGGGCGCGTGCGAGCCTGAGCGCGTTGCAGAAAAAGCCGCCGAAGAGTTGGGTGATAACACTGCCTTACAAGCCAACCGAGTGCGCAAGAGAGTTCAACACGGCGATGACCAAAGCCGAGAAAAACCTCGGCCGACTGGGCAATGAGACGAGGGCCACCGAGCGGACGATGACTACCTAAGGATACTACAGAGTCGACGGCAGCAGAAGTGCGACGTGGGCTATCGCAGCGGGCGGGTAGAACAAGGAAAGGCAGGACGAACAGGTAGATGAAAGTCCGCAGGCATAACACGGGACGACAGGCGAGAGTCAAAGGGGGAGGTTGCTGGCCAATCGCAACGCCCGCCTCCCCCTTGGTGGTCTTTAGCCCCTTCGCGGGGAGGAAAGACAAACGCTGGAGCAGAAGCTATTGAGTGTCTGCTACACAGGAAGCGACACGCTTTGTCTGACATCACATTCCCGTGCCTCGACGTTGCTATGCCGTAACAACTGCGGCTGCGGTCGCGGCTCCGTTGAAGGTCGCCAGCAGGGTTCATGGAGGGCTTTGGCCGGAGTAACAACCGCGACTGCGGTCGCGGCTCCGTTGAAGGACCGTGCCGCCCCACTCCGGCACGTCGACGTATCTGGTAACAACCGCGACTGCGGTCGCGGCTCCGTTGAAGTGTGGCCATCGCCGACTCCATAAGCAACAGTCTGGGGTAACAACCGCGACTACGGTCGCGGCTCCATTGAAGCAAGGAGAGTGGCGACCTGGAATACTGCGCCGACGGTAACAACCGCGACTACGGTCGCGGCTCCGTTGAAGGGATAGCTCCCGCAGGTCCTGGGCCAGCACAGAGACGTAACAACTGCGACTACGGTCGCGGCTCCATTGAAGCAGCAACGCTCCGCGCGATAGCCGTCAGGTGGATGTAGCATCCGGCCTTCGGGCCGGATGGGGATTGAAACGCCTTAGTGTTGAGGAGGCCCGCCGCAAGCTAGCTAGGTAGCATCCGGCCTTCGGGCCGGATGAGGGTTGAAACCTCTACGCCCTGTTGCGGTTCCTGAACGACCTGTATAGCATCCGGCCCTGTGGGACGCACACACAGGCAGAAGCGGCCCGTATCGTTTCCCTCTAACCCTGGACAACAGACGTGGTAAAGTGGTATACTAAGACCAGGGAGACAGAAGGGCGGGAAGGAGGCAAAGGCGTTGCGGAAACGGGGCTACATGACGCTGTCGGGCGTGACGGAAGAGTGGCGTATGCATCTGAAGTTAGAGGCGGTGAAGAGGAACCTCACAATGGGCGAGTTGGTGAAGGCAGCCCTGGCGGAATATCTGGAGCGTCACCCGGTGCCGGAGGTGAAGAGCTTTGCCTGACATCACATTCCCATGCCTCGAAGTGCAGATGGTTCCCGCCGAGAAGGTCCAGGCGAATGACTACAACCCGAACAAGGTAGCCACACCAGAGATGGAACTGCTCCGTCTGAGCATCGAGGAGGACGGGCTCACGCAACCCATTGTAGTCTGCCATGACCCGGACCTGGACAGATACATCGTGGTTGACGGCTTCCATCGTTACGCCCTGTTGGCCAACCACTTCAAGTGCCCCGAAATCCCGGTGGTCGTCATTGCCAAGGACATCAAACAGAGAATGGCCGCGACCATCAGACACAACCGGGCACGGGGCAAACACCAGGTGGACCTGATGTCGGAGCTTGTGCGCAGCCTGTACGAAAAGGGCTGGGAGGATGAGCGGATCGCGGAGCACCTTGGCATGAGCGTGGAGGAACTACTACGGCTGAAGCAGATGAGCGGGGCCGCGAAGCTGCTCGCCGGTTCGGAGTACAGTGCAGCATGGGGTGAAATCGAATGACCCGCTGGACCTACGGCGACAGCTGGGAACGATACCCGATAGAGCCGGGGCAGGTGTGGATGGAGCGGACGACCGGGAGCAAATTGGCAGTGGTGGACATTTTCCATTCCATGCCCGGCTACATGCATGAGGCGGACATGGTCTACACCGATACGCCCTGGAACACAGGGAACATCAATACGTTCTACACCAAGGCGGGGCTGGAGGAGCGGCATACGTTTGAGGAGCTGGTTCAGGTCCTGCTGAGCTATTTGTCATACACGAACCCGCGAGTATGCTACCTGGAGATTGGCAGGCAAAATGCGCACCACTACCGGGGCCTCCTGCGACTGCTATACCCTATAGTGCAGGAGTGGCCCATCACCTACTACCGAAAGAATCCGATGCTCCTTCTGCGTGGTGGCGAAGAGCCACAACACTACGATTTCACCGGCGACGACGACGGAGTAACGCCGGGGCTGGCGATGCAGGTGGAGGAGTGGACCTGTGTAGCCGACCCGTGCATGGGGCGGGGCCTGACAGCGTGTAGCGCATTTGCTCTGGGCAAGTCGTTTGTGGGTACGGAATTAAACAAGCGGAGACTGGCGGTTACGATTGACCGGGTAGCGAAACAGGGGGGGGCTTGGACCCATGACTGATTATCACTCGGCCTTGAAGCCGGAGCTTGAGTTACCGGAGATGGTGGGCTACGAGGCTGGCGGCAGCGTAGTTTTCGCGCATGACATCACCCGAGGTGGCTGCATCCATTTCGAGAACGCGGATGCCATCTACTCCGAACCGTCCTGGCGGGACGGGTACGGGAAGTTCAGAGACCGTGCGGGGGCGGACACCGGGGACTACAAAGCATATCTAGCTGCCCTGTTGCGGATTATCGAAGCCCTTCAGGTGCCGACGTACATGATTATCGGCAAACACATGGTGCGTGACCTGATGCCGGATGCCAGTGGTGCGATTAAACCCCTTACACTCCACGGCTACCCGGCGCTGTTGGCGCTGTGGAATGCAACTGTAGAAGAGAAACTGCCCACACCGAGGCATGTGATCGACTACGTCTGCCAGCGGCATGACGTCATCCTGGATTTCAACTGCGGCTACGGCAACCTAGTAGCGGGAGCGCTGAAGTACGGTAAGCGATTCATCTGCTCCGACATCAACCGCAAGTGCGTCTACTACGTGGCCACACGGTACATGGGAGCCACGCCATGATATACCTCAGCAAGGACATCGGGTTCCTCTCCCCTCCACTCGACGGCAGAACGGTGTGCGTGGTGCACAAGGCGTACCCTGCGCCGAACATACCGGATGCACGGGTTGTTGCCTGGGAGGGGTTCGAGGAGGACCCGCAGGGATGCATCAAGGGATTCGACAACCTCGTCATGGTCGGGCTCAACAAACTCATAACTCCCTCCACCCGCACTAAGCATGTCTGGGAGATAGTCTACAACCGGATGCGCGACATCCGCAAGGTGTCGATAGACCGAATGCTGTTTGTCAGTGAACCGTGGCGGGCCTGGTTCCACTTCGGGTTCGTCGGCGCAAAGTACCTGGACTACGGCTACAGCTACATCGCCGAGACGCGTTGGAAGCAGTGGCGGGATGGAGTAGAGGAGTTTAACCCTTTCTCGGCTGAGGAAATACTGACATGGGCGAAAGGTATAGTGGTCTGTGACTACGTGGAATACTTCGGCAGGCCGACTATCACGGTGATGCCCACCACGGCCGCGCAGAAGGTAGAGTATGAGGACCTGAAAGCGCACCTGTTTGAGACGGAGACGACCATCAAGGGCGTGATCACCAAGCTGGCCCGATACGCCCGTGAGGTCTGCCCTGAGCGTAGAGTTCCCACGCTGGCCAGAGTGTTCGACAGAGAGCAACATGAGATTGTGCGGACGGACCTGAAGGTCGATGAACATCTGGTGAGCGAGCTGGTGGGGCTGATGGAGCTGACAAACGCCATTGCGGAGGGGTTGCGCTATGGCTAAGGCGGCGCTGGTCGAGTACAAGGACATCAACGTGCTGGAGGCCGCAAGACAGCGGATTGCCAGGATATTCGACGAGTTCGACAATATCGTGGTCAGCGTGTCATCGGGTAAGGACAGCACGGTCTTGTTCCATCTCGCCATTGAGGAGGCCGAGCGGCGCGACAGAAAAATGAAAGTGTTCTTCCTTGACCAGGAGGCGGAATACGCGGCAACGGTGTGCCTCATAGACAGCATGATGCGCCACCCAAAGGTCATTCCCATGTGGTATCAGGTGCCGATCTATATGACCAACGCGACGTCTCACCGTGAGTATTTTCTCTACGCCTGGGGCGAAGGAGAGGCGTGGATGCGAGAGAAGAGCGACATTGCCATTCACTCTATCGACGCCGATTACCCGAAGCGGTTCTACGGGTTCTTCGACTGGCTGGAAACGCAGTTTGAGGAGCCTACCGCTATGCTGGTGGGCATCAGGTCGAAGGAGAGCCTGAACCGGTTCCGCGCCATCACCAAGAACCCCGGCTACAAAGACATTTGGTGGAGCACCAAGACGAAAAACCCCCAGGCGTGGAGGTTCTACCCCATTTACGACTGGTGCTTCCCCGACATCTGGAAGTATATCGCCGACCACAACCTAGAGTACAACCCCGTCTACGACCAGATGTTCGCCAAAATAGGCCACAACATCAGTGATATGCGGGTGTCGAACCTCATTCATGAGAAGGCATTCTACTGTCTCGCCAACCTCCAGGAGTTCGAGCCGGAGACCTACGAGCGATTGCTACGGAGGCTGCAGGGCGTCCACTGTGCGGCGCTATACGCAGACGACAGGCAGGTGTACTCGGCCGACGAGCTCCCCCCCCATTTCGGCACCTGGAGGGAATACCGCGACTATCTGCTAGACACTACGCCGACGGACAAGGTGGAGCGATTTAAGAAGCGCTTTGCAGGGCAGGCGGAGAATGAAGCGGTGCATCGGCACCAGTGCAGGCAGATACTGTTAAATGACTGGGAGAACAACGTGCCGGTAGTCAGCCGGGGGTTGAGCCCCGAGATGGTGGAGAAATGGTCGAAAATCCTGTAGCAGGCAGGAATGGCGAGTGGAAACGTCGAAATAGGACTTACCCGAGCAAGGCGAGCGAAACACCATCTGGCTGACCCACCCCGGATCGGGACACCGGGGCCTGGGTCAGTTTGTAGTTTTGCGGAGGAAAAGGGGTGTACACGTATGATAGGAGGCTGCTGGTGGCCGCCAGTTGCCATGCTTATAGGATTTGGTGTTGTGGGTGCTGTACTTATCACAATCCTAGGCCGAGAAGGGACATTCTCTGCCGAAATGCCAATACTGAACTGCACAATCGTATTGGGCGAGGGCACCAAAGCGACCTTTTATAGCAAGAGATACGAGGGATTTGACTACTGCAGCTGTATACCGGGGCCTACCATTGGCTACAGGCAAGCCGGGCGCATCGTGAAACACGGTCGGATAGTGTTGCAAGTTAAGAGCTTAGAGCGGTTGTATAAATGGGCACGCCGAGGTGCATCAAACGGAAGGGGCATACCAGTAGCACACCTGACCGCCCAGGAGTGTGAATGTCTAGTCAATGGATTATATGCGTACACATCTAAGAGCAGGCGTACAGCAGAAAAGGCATTGGCCGAACAATCGCCACCAATCTGCTGACTGGCTAGAAGGAGGCACACCATGGGTACCAGCGTGGCTAGTAGCACGATATCTCGCCACTGGGGTAAAATGACCTACGCCGAGGCCCGTAACAAGTTGCGCCTCTACTACACCGTCATGCAGTTGACTGAATGGGATGGCTACTCGGCCCGCGGGGACATTATGCAGCTACCCCTCGGAAACAATGCCGGGGGGTCGGCGATGGCGAACAGGGTCTGCCGCAACGTGTCGTTGCAGATGCGGGTAGCTGATGTGGAGAGAGCAGTCAAACGGCTGGAGCCGGACCAGGAACTGCTGCTCCGGTTGAGATACGGGCCGGAAGGTTTGAGTCTGGATACGATAGTGGAAACAGCAGACATGTTTGCGGTGGAGATAAATGGTGAACAGGTCAAACCCCTCATGGCGGGAAAGAGCACATTGTGGCGCAAGGAAGTGGGGGCTCTGTGCCGATTCATTGCCGAACTGGGGCTGACGCCAGCCGGGTATTAAGCGCAGACTATATAAGATGGAACAACTGTTTCACGGCATTTATGCTATGATAGTAAGGGGAGAGTAGTCTCTGCGAATGGGAGGTGCATCATGTCGGAATGGGATGAGTACGATGAGGCTATGGATATGGCGGGGTTGGGTTTTGGCTTTGGCATAATCATAGTAGCCATGTGCGGATTCATCGCACTATTTGTTCTTCAGGTGCTGTTTGGGGCGTAGTCAAGTGATAAGACAGCGGGTTTTGAACCCGCTAGCGTAGGTTCGAGTCCTGCCGCCCCAGCCAGGAGAGGTAGCACACCATGAACGATAACATATGGGCGACGATAACACTAAAACGGCGCCTCGCAAGGGCCAAGGAGGAACTGGAAACCGTTTCAGCAACACTGATGTCTGTCGCCAATCAACTAAAAGGCAGTAAGTGTAATATATGTAGACGGACCAGAGCCGCATTAATGGACCTATTGGAAAAGCAGCCGGAGGTGGCTAAGTAGCGGAGAGGGGGTAGCGCAGATGGGCGGCTCGTTGTTTGGTGCAGGGGGGAGCACAGAACCAATTGTTCCCACAGGCTGGCCTTGCTGGGTTGAGCCAGCAATTCTACTAGGCGTTAGTCTACTCGCAGGTATAGCGGTACTGCTTTGAGAATGACGCCGCCACACGTCACCGAAACCCCGGAATCTACTTCCGGGAAGGTCCGGACAACCGGCTAGGGGCGTGGGCGGCCGACTGACAGCGGGGAAGCCCGCAGGTGGTCCCGATCTTCGCCGCCATGCAACACGCTCATGGCCGGGATCGCCGTCAGTGATAACAGAGACCGCATCGAGAGGTGCGGTCTTTTCATTTGGAGTGATAGACATGGGCAAGCACTGGAGCGCCGAGGACAGGATTAAAGCCCTGGTGTTGTGTGAGTCCATGTCGCTGGCTGAGGTGGCCAGCAAGACAGGAATACCTCGGGGGACGCTGGGGCGTTGGCGTAGTAAGAGGCAGGGCGAAACGAAACGAAACGAAGCGAAACGCGAGAGTAAAAAAATAAGACGGCTGGCCGCCAAAGCGGAGAAGGCAGCGCAGGCCGAGTTGGCAGGGCATATCGTTGATGTTGGCAAGCAGGTCGCTGATAAGTTACTGGCTGTAGTGCAACACGCAATACAGGAGATCGACAATACCATTGGGCGAGGACCTTTGCCCGATGAGGACAGGTCCAAATGGGTACAAGCCCAGGTTGGTGTGGTAGCCCAGGGCGTGAAGAACTTCCAACTGCTCAGCGGCAAGCCCACAGGCATAAACGAACAAAGGGTGGACGGCGACAGTGCAAGGGAACGCCTCGCTAGCCGAGTCGATGAGCTCGCTGAGCGTAGAGGACAGAAGGAAACTGCTGTCGGAGCTAAGTGAGCAAGAGGCAGAGGCGCTGCTATACGACTGGCGGTTTTGGGCGCGCCCAAACCAGCTAGCTCCGAACGGCGATTGGCGTTACTGGCTGATACTTGCCGGGCGTGGCTTCGGCAAGACCCGCGCAGGCGCAGAGTGGGTACGCGAAGAGGTTCAGACCGGGCGGCGTGGACGACTGGCATTTGTGGCAAGGACCGCTGCCGATACTCGCGACGTCATGGTTGAGGAAATGAGTCAGGCGGCAGGATCGGGCATCCTGCAGGTGTCCCCCCCCTGGTTCAGGCCGGAATACGAACCATCCAAGCGACGCCTCACTTGGCCCAACGGTGCAACGGCAACTCTTTACTCTTCTGATGAGCCCGACCTGCTCCGTGGTCCACAGCACGACGGGGCCTGGGCAGATGAACTTGCAGCATGGCAGTATCCCCAGGCGTGGGACATGCTGATGATGGGTTTGCGACTGGGCAATGACCCTCGCGCCGTGATAACAACTACACCCAAGGCGACTCAGCTTATCAAGGAACTCATCAAGGATCCGATGTGTGTAGTGACCAAGGGCAGCACCTATGACAACCTCGCCAACCTGGCCCCGTCGTTCCTGAACGTCATTTTGCGCAAGTATGAGGGAACACGCCTCGGCCGCCAGGAGCTCTACGCAGAGATACTGGATGACGTTGAGGGCGCACTGTGGACGCATGATATCATTGACAACCTGCGAGTGGACGAGTGTCCCGATTTAATCCGTATCGTTGTCGCGATAGACCCACAGGGAGCGCATCGACAGGCCGGACAGAAGCGCGCCATTGAGGATGAGGTAGATAGCGAAACCGGCATCGTCGTTGCCGGCGTCGCCAGAAACGGGCACTGCTATGTGCTGGCAGACCTGTCGGTGGATGCTTCCCCTGATGGCTGGGCTTCGCGGGCGGTCAACGCATACCACGATTACAAGGCCGACCGCATCTGCGCCGAAGTGAATTTCGGCGGAGACATGGTCCTGTCGACCATCCGCACAGCAGACCGCAACGTTCCAGTGACGAAACTACATGCCAGCCGAGGCAAGCTCATCCGTGCCGAACCCATCGCGGCGCTGTACGAACAGGGCCGCGTTCACCATGTGGGCAGTTTTCCTCAGTTGGAGGATCAGATGTGCAACTGGGTTCCAGGTGACTCCTCACCGGACAGACTAGATGCCCTTGTGTGGGCGCTGACAGAAGTCGGACTTGGCGGTCGGGTTAGCACTGAGTTCCGCATCGACCCCAATTGGGGCAAGCGCCGCTCTCCCTGGAAGGTGTGATTAGATGGCCCAGCAGTATAGAGTATATGGCAGAACCGGCCTGCCCCGCTATGGCAGAATCATAGACCAGGAGATGCACAACACACTGAAGGGTACGAACGGCATCCGGGTTTACAAGGAGATGCGGGACAACGATCCCATCATTGGCGCTATCATCCTCGTTACGGAGATGCTCTGCCGAGGCGTCGAGTGGGAGGTTTCCGCAGGTGAGGATGCGGACCAGGGCAGCGTGGAGGCGGCTGAGTTCGTCGCCTCGTGCATCGAGGATATGTCGCACACCTGGCCGTCGTTCATCGGAGAGATATTCGGGTCGATGCTGCCGTTTGGGTTCGCGCCGTTTGAACTGTGCTACAAGCAGCGGGCCGGTGAGTCCAAGGACCCGACCCGAAACTCCCGGTACACTGACGGGCGTATCGGCTGGCGCAAGCTAGAGATACGGTCGCCCGAGACGGTCACCGGCTGGGAGTTTGACGACAACAACGAACTGAAGGGCATGTACCAGCAGGACCCGACGGGTGGGCCGGAAGTGCTCATTCCAATAGAAAAGCTGTTGCTTTTCCGCACCAAGGAGATGCTGGGCAACCCTGAGGGTCGGTCTATTCTGCGCAATGCATTCAGGCCGTGGTATTTCACGAAGCGGATCCAGGAGATTGAGGCTATCGGCATAGAGCGGGACCTCGCCGGACTGCCTGTTCTGGAAGTGCCGCCCCACATCACACTGGAGTCGGCAAGTGCGGATGAGAAGGCCCAGTACAATGATTTCAAGGAACAAATGGGCGATGTCAAACGCGACGAACGCGAGGGTCTTGTCATTCCGTGTGAGGAAATCTCCGACTCTGAAGGCAACGTCATCAAGACCGGGTTCAAGCTCCGCCTCCTCTCCACCGGAGGCACCAGACAGTTCGACACCAACGCCATCATCACTCGGTATGAGCAGCGGACCGCCATGTCCGCCTTGGCCGAGTTCTTATTCTTGGGTATGGAGAAGGTCGGGTCGTTCGCGCTGGCCAGCAGTAAGACCAACCTGTTCGCCACTGCGACGAACGCCTATCTGGACCACATCGCCGCGCAGATAAACCGCCACGCCGTGCCCAAGCTCCTGATCTACAACGGCATGCAACCCGAGACTATGCCGGAGGTTACGCACGGCGACCTGGAGCAGATGCCGCTTGAGGAGATCGCCAAGATGATTACTGCCCTGAGCGGTGCCGGGGCGGTGCTGTTCCCGAACGAGGAGCTGACAAATGCAGTCTTCCAGCGCATGGGCCTGCCTCAAATCAAGGAGCAGGCGGACGAGCTATGAAGCGACTGGTAATCAAGGCCCCAAGCCGCAAGAGACCCACCAGCCCTAGCAACAAGGACCTAGACCGGTGGGTTCAGATGTTCAACGACAGCACGGCGAAGCTCAAGGAGTCCGTCTCCGAAGAGGCCGCCGTTATGGCCGTGCAGGTCGGGGCCCCCCACTTCGTGCTTGAATCCATGGCGTGGGAACGGTCCAGGGAGGCCGCAGAACGCAGTTGGGGCCGCATCTTGCGGGAGATATTCTTCCGTTCTGCCTACAAAGAGGCCGAGCGGCTGAAGATCAACCTTAACTTCGGCCTGCGCAACCCCTACGCCGAGGAGTGGATACGGCGACACGGGACGGAACTGGTCGCCGAAGTGTACGACAACACCCGCGCAGGTATCAGGCGCATCATCGAAGATGCCTTCCGCCGTAGCGATCCGCCCTATCGCATGAGCCAGCGAATCAGGGAGATTATCGGCCTGACAGAACGTGAGGCCAAGGCGGTGCACAACTACTGGACGCGCCTCACACTGGAGGGCAACCGGTCGGCGAAGCTGGTCGACCGCATGACGGACAGCTACAGCCGCAAGATGCTGAGACGAAGGGCGATGCGAATAGCACGAACCGAGACGATCAACGCCCAGGCGAAGGGCACTCAGGAATCGTGGAGGCAGGCACGGGAACAGGGCATAGTTCCCACCTACGCGATGCAGCAGTGGATAGCCGCGAAGGACGACAGGGTCTGCCCCATCTGCCGTGCGCTGGACGGGCAGATACAGCCCGTAGGTGGGATGTTTCAGGACAACGTCAGAGGGATACAGTTGCCGGGACCGACGGCTCATCCTCTGTGTCGGTGCTCTGTGGGGTTGGTAGTGCCGGACTAATAAGCGAGGGGGTAATTGCATGCTGACAAAAGAATTGCGGTGCGATATTTGCGGCAAGACGCGCAGCTTGGATGCGCCCGGACCCGGATCCTGGATAGGATTAGTGCGTATCTGTGTTGCATCAGACGGGCAATTGGAAAATGACCTGATTGTCCACTGCTGCAGTTGGAACTGCGTAGACAGATACCACATATACGTACTACCAACTCTGCGCCATGGGACCAACTGGCCGTCTCCGCTTGATACAGACCGCCCTCTCCGTCCGCGCCCAAACGACATCAGGCTAGCCGAAGGCAATGACGCCAGAGTGGACAACAGCCCATGAAAACCATCGCGATAATCCAGGCCCGGCTCGGCTCCACCAGACTGCCCGGTAAGGTGCTCCTGCCTCTAGCCGGGCGTCCTGTTTTGGAGCACGTCATCAGGCGCACACAGCAGGCGGTTCCCGACGTGGTTGTGACCACCCCGGTAGGGGACAAATCCATTGTTGAGCTAGCCAAAACGCTGGGCTGTGAAGTGCACAGGTGGACCGGAGACGAGAATGATGTCTCCGGGCGGTTTCGGGCAGTAGTGGAGCAGGAGCAACCGGATGTGTTTCTGAGGGTTACTGGCGACTGTCCGTTGGTTGATCCGAACATCCTAAAGAGCATGGTCTACATCGCCGAGACAACCACGACGCTCTATATCGATGCCACCAAACGGTATCTCTGCGACGGCGTGGGAGCCGAGTTGGTGGATGCATGGGAGTTTCTGCGCATTAACCCGAATCGGCTTCTGCCGGACGAGAGGGAGCATGTGACCTGTGAACTATGGACAAGATGGGCGGGGCGTTGTAGGGACGGGACGACGCTTGCTCCACGCGCCTGCTGGGACAAGCACAAGCTGTCCATCGATTGGGAAGGCGACTACAAGCGTTTGCAGAGAATCTTCGCCCAGTTCGGGCCTGAGCCGGATACAGTTGCGTTGCTGACGTTGCTCGCGGCGGAAGCGACGCGCCTGGCGCAGGGGAAAGAGTCAGAATGGGGCAGAGCCGCCCTTTGTGGCCCGGAATCCCTGTTGTAGTTCACTTGCTGATGGCGAGAGGGGGAAATCCATGTCCAAATTCAACAACTGTCCCCGCACGGCCAACAAACTGCCCGACGGCACCCTTGAGACGGCCACTTGTAGAATGTGGGACCCCGAGACAGTCACCTGCCGATGTGTGCGGCCTGGGCATCGGTGCTCGGTGCCGGATATCCCGAAATGCCCCAACCGCGTAGGTGACACCGCGACGGTCGCCATCTGCAACTGCAGGTGGCAGGATGTGCTTGAGATGACCGGGGTCAGTAAATGCACGGCGGCCTGCAGAAACACTCTGGGACGGAGGGCGCAGGAACTACGAGAGATGTCGGGGGTGAGCTGGTGCGCATCCTCCTGCTGGCGAATAGCGGACTCGGAGTCGAAATAGCGCAGTCCCTGCGGGAAGCCCGTGAGAGCGTCCTCGGCCTTGCGGTTCACCCGGACGAAACGGCAAAGCATAAGCAGGCCATCATTACCTGCCACCACAACGCTGAGATTATCGTTGTCGATCCACACTGGAAGCAATATGGACAACCGAGGTGGCACACAGAAGCTCTCCGCCTCAAAGCCGACATCGGCGTCAGCGCCGGGTTCGGGTACAGGGTGCCAAAAGAACTGCTGGCCCACTTGCCCATTGTCAATGTTCACACTGGCTATCTCCCCTACAATCGAGGTGCCTGCCCCAACGTCTGGCCCATCATCGACGGCAGCCCTGCGGGAGTCACACTGCACTGGATGGACGAGGGCATAGACACCGGGGACATTATTGCGCAGGAGCGCGTCGACGTGCATCCGTGGGACACCGGCGAGACATTGCACTACAGATTACTGGAGACTGCCGCAGAGCTATTCCGTCGCACATGGCCCAGCATTAAGGAAGACACGGCACCCCGGACGCCGCAGGACCCCGAGACAGGGACACACTACAGGCTGTCTAGCCTCGACGTGATTGACGCAATCGACCTGGACCGGGAGTACAAGGCCCGCGACCTGGTGAACCTGCTCCGGGCCAGGACGTTCCCGCCGTACCAGGGAGCATACTTCAACGTGCCTGGCTTCGGTCGGGTATACATGCGGCTGGACATGGAGGCTGTGGAGGACAAGCGGCGGCCGTTTGAGTCGATGGGCTTTCGGGTGTGAGGGGTAGACACATCTGGGGAGGGGTGCACAGTGGACATTCAAGACATGAAGTGGACTTGTGAGGATGGCTGGGATTATTACAAAGTTCCAATGGTAGAAGCCCTGCGAAGGGCAGCCAGTATTCAGGCGTTTTACCTGGATGCACTTCGCGCAAGGGCTGATGGCGAATCCGAGTTCCGGCTTACCCCGAAGCTTGAAGGCATCCCCTGGGACACACTTGAAGCGATGGTAGACGGAACGTTCAACCTGGAGCGCAAGGCGGCCAAGGAGCAGCCCAATAAAACTGACTAGCCTGCTCTGGTACGTCAAACAGTTGCTCCCTCTTGCCTACTGGTCTTGGTACATTGACGCCGACGGCACTTTGTATTTGTGCATTTGGCGCATGTGGTTTGGCAGGCACTTCGACGTCCTTGACCTGCCGATTGGTGCGGCTGTCCGAGCACGATACCCAGAGCGCTCCCTAAATCTGGAGTATCTCTATCATTCCACAGAACCTTTATCGATGCGGGAGCGGCGGACGCGATATAGCCGAGGAGAGAGACTGTAATCACCATACGGGGTAACACGCCTAGGGGGTAGCAACATGATCGACTGGACCCGCACCGTAATCGTGGCCGACGCAGGAGCAAACTTCAACGGCGACAAGGGCGAGGCGGAGCGACTCATCAAGGCGACGGCAGAAGCCGGAGTGGACTGCATCAAGTTCCAAACCTACACGAAGAACGGCCTGTGCCACCCCACACACTGGGCCTACGACCTGATTAAGCAGTGCCAGTTGCCCAGGGAGTGGCATGAGGAACTGGCCGACTACGCGGCAGAATGCGGCATAGCGTTCAACTCAACGCCGTTTGACTTTGAGGCGGTTGAACTGCTGAACGAGCTGTGGGTGCCGTTCTGGAAGGTCGCCTCGGGGGACCTGACGTACAGGGCACTGATTGAGCGCATGGCCGAAGTGCGGCCATCGCGGCCCATTGTGCTGTCGCAGGGAGCGGCAACCTGGCGCGAGGTGGTCCGAGCCGTTCAATGGGCATTGTCGGTCAGCAGCAACCTGCAAATCACCATCTTGCACTGTGTGCCGGTGTATCCGGCAACGCCCGTGATGTACCATCTGCCGATGCTGCAACGCCAGCAGGAGGCGTTTCGCCGCACCGGTCTGCGTATCGATGTTGGCATTTCCGACCATACGACGAGCATAGGCTTGCCGGCGGCTTCGGTGGCGTTTGGTGGGCGGATGGTGGAAAAGCATATCACCATGAGCCGCGAACAGGACGGCCCGGACCACGGCCATGCTCTGGAGCCGCATGAGTTTGCGGCACTGGTGCAGGCGATTCGTGACGTTGAGGATGGAACCGCACCTTTCGGGCCGCCACGAGAGGCAGTGGTGGCAGTGACCAAGGCGCAGCCCCAAATTCGTAGGGCATGTTACTGGGCGAGAGACGTCAGAAAACGCGAAGTGGGTCGATGGCAGGACCTGATTACAACGGTACGGCCAGCCCCGACTCCGTCGGCTACAAGCGGATTCCATCTCCCTGCCGAGGCCCTACGCTACCACGACAGAGTCGAGGTCATATTCCCGGGCCAAAAAGGTGAGCCCGTCATGTTGGACGCCGTTAGCATCAACCCGGAAGAGTAGGTGCACCGCCCTGTTCGTGAGGGGTAACATCATCAAGGGGGTACGAAGATGAAAGACATCTTGAGCCGGGCTTGGTGGGGATTAGGAGAAGGAGTGAGGGTTGTCGGTCGTGCCTTGCTGGTATTTATCGGCGCGTCCGCAGTAGCAAGCGGCGGGGCACTCGCGATGTGGACGGCTGCCGACGTAATAGCAAATACCTATCCCTACAGCCAATACATACTGACTGGGGTTGGCGCGTTTCTTGCTTTCGTCGTCGGGCTTTACATGTTCTGCGCCATAGTTTACGAGGACTGACAATGATCACCACCTACACCGAATCAGGCCCGAACATCGGCATGGGGCATGTGAAGCGGGTTGAGCGGCTGAAGGGAGCCCTGGAGAACGCGGGGTTGGGCGATGAGAGAATTGACATCATTGACGGCCCGTTCGCGAACAGCAGGCGGCCGGAGTGGAACCCGAAGTGCATCAGCGACCGTATCCGAATCGCCAGAAACGACGGGGCATTGACCATTGTCCTGACGGAGGACTATCAACCCGGCATGGGGCCGTGGCACGCCATGCGGCGTCGGTTCAGCTTGCCGGATCTTACCGTAGATACACGATTCAATGCCAAAACAATAGCCCCACGGTGGCGTGAGTGGAAGGGATGCATTCCTGCACTGATGGGACCCCGCTACGCCATGTTGGGCGAGGAGTACCGCCCTAACCGCCATGAGCCATTCCGTGTTCGCGATAAAATTCACAACATCCTGGTGTTCATCAGCGGGCCGGAGTCCGTGGCAATGACCAAACGGATTGTTGAGACACTGCACCTGGCGACCTCCGACATGTCATCAGTGCTGGCCGGGTGGGGCGGTCCCCTGGCGTCTCGCTTCACCGTGAGCGTCGTTCTGGGAGCACATCAGGAAATGAGCCAGGACATCACCGACACGGTACGCCGACTATCGCCCCGGGGTACGTTGTGGACCGAGGATGATCCAGAGAACGAAGACATGTGCACCATGAAGTGGCTGTGTCGCTGGAGTGTCGAAACGGCCCTCCCCTCCCTCATCGACAAACTCCGGTGGGCCGACATCGCCATCATGGGCGGTGGACAGACGCTGTTCGAGGCGGCCCGAATGGGTGTGCCGCCTATCGTTGTGAGGATGCACGAAGACCAAATCCCGAACACCAGCTACCTCGCAGAACGCGGACTGGCAATCGACCTCGGCACGGCACAGGAATTCCACTCGGACAAGCTCCTGAACGCCCTTGAGCAACTGGACTGCAAAACCCGCCTGCGGATGCACCGGGGCCTGCGGAGACTGGTCGACGGGCGAGGGACGGAGCGGATTGTTCGGGAGGTGAAGCGGGCGCTCAAGAGACGAAGGAGGTGACCCCCAATGCCCCAGGGTGGCGGCTGGGACGAAACCAGCACCAGCTATCGCTACAGAGTGAGAGATCCTGGGAAGTTCCAGGAAGGGTCGTTCCGCACCATCAGTATGGGCGACAGCGGCGTGAAAGGCGTCGTAGGCAGGCTGGAAGGCCAGACCACGATGACACTGCAGTCGCTCATCTTTATCTTTCCAAAGGATAAGTTTACGGCGCAGCAGGCCCGTAAATGGGTCTCAGAACATCCCGACGCCGTCAAGCGCAGATGGCAGGAGACGGTGACGCAGGCCGACGCGAAGATTTACAAGGTTGAGGATGTCGATGAGGAACTCGGCGTCGTCTTCGGCTGGGGCTACACCAACGCGCAGGTGACCAAGGACGGGCGCCAGCCGGTCTTCGACAGTCACAACGCGATCATTGAGGACATCGACTTGGAACGTGCCTGCTATGATTTCGTTGCCGAGGCCCGAGGCATGGACCAGCAACACGACTGGGAACGAGCCGGGGACCTTGTTGAGTGTGCCTTCATTGACGACCGCAAGCTGGAGGCCATGTTCCCCGGCCAGCCGAAACCGTACGGCTGGCGCGGTATGTGGGTGGGATTCAGACCCCACAGTGACGAGGTGTTGCAGAAGTTCAAAGACGGCGAGTACGCAATGTTCTCGATTGGAGGGACGGCGGAAGTCGAGGTGATAGAAGATGCCTCATCCTGAACCCAAGAAACGGCACAAGCTGAAGAACTTGCGGCTGGAGTTCGTGAGCGGCGTGGACCGTGGTTCGAGCCCCGGCGCACAGGTGATGCTGATGCGGCGGCAGGCAGGAGAGGAGCCGGAACCTGTGGAGAAGGGAGGCGGACCGGTGAGTTTGAAGGACTGGCTGGTCGGTTGGATTACGGCCACACGCAAGGGTCTGGACGATCTGATGAAGGAAGTGGGGGCCGACGACCAGCAACAGACAACCGAGAAAGGACGTGGAGATCCCATGCCGGAGGACCCGAAGAACACGAAGGCGGCGGAAGCCAAGACCTACGAGGATGTATTGAAGAGCTTGCCCGAGGACCAGCGCAAGCTCGTTGAAGCGCAGATCGCTGAGGCGAAGAAGGCAGCCGAGGACAAGCCAGCTGCGCAGGCAGCGGAAAAAGCCAAGGAGGAAAAAGCGAAGCAGGAAAAGGACAAGCTCACGGTCGAGCTTGCCAAGAGGGATGAGCTAATTAAGAAACTCCGCGAGGACCTGGACGCCGAGAGGTTGGAGCGTCGGCGGGCCAATCTGCGCCAGGAGGTAGTCAAGTTCGACCGGCTCGGCAAGTCAACGAACGAGCTTGCTACCATGCTGGAGAAGGCCGAAAACGCCGATCCGGAACTCGCCAAGAGTCTGCGGGAGATGTGGGCAGGCGAGCAGGCGCGGGCCGTAGACGCAGGGCTGTTCCAGGAAATCGGCAAGTCGAGTGACGAGGTTCCGTCGGTCTCGGACCTCATCAAGAAGAAGGCCGATGAGTTCATGAAGGCCGATTCGAACTTGAAGCGCAGTGACGCAATTCGCATGGCGACCACCGACCCGGAGGTTGCCAAAGCATATGAAAGGGAGGCTGCTGGTTAATGGCTCAAGAGGGACTGCTTCGCACTTGGCCCTTCACCGCCGGTGAGGACCTTAGCAGCACCGGCCAGTATCGGTTCGTCTCTGCGGCGACGAGTGACGGCTATGTGTACCTGTCAACCGGCATTGGAGGCCGCGTGCTTGGTGTACTCCAGAACAACCCGTCCAGCGGGTATGACGCCGCTGTGGCCCTGCCGGGCAGCATCACGAAGATCAACACCGACGGGAGTATCGGCCTGGCTGAATCAGTGGCCTGCTCTAGTGTCGGGCGTGGACAGGCTTCGACCGCCGGGTCTTACGTGTTGGGCCAGATCATCACCGGCTCCAGCGGGTCGGCGGGCGATATCCTAACAATGCTGCTGCAAACACCGGCCACGACCTAGTACCGATACCGACTCTGCAGGCTCTATATGGGGAATGCCGCCAGGGGTAGGCGAGCAGCACTCAAGGGAGAGTGAATGCATTGCCGAACCCAACGGCAACTGACGTGCATCAAAATGCAGTGCTGACCAACCTCAGCATCGCATTCATGCAGGACGCCAGTGAGTATATCGCGGACCGGGTATTCCCGCGAGTCCCGGTCCAGAAACAGAGTGACATCTACTACACCTACGACATGGACTACTGGTTCCGGGCCGAAGCGCAAAAGCGCGCTCCGGCTACAGAATCCGCAGGTGGCGGGTATAAGCTCAATACTGACAGCTACCGCTGCGACGTGTACGCGTTTCATAAGGACGTCGCCGACCAGGAGCGGGCCAATGCCGACTCGGTAATTCAATTGGACCGCGAGGGTACCGAGTTCGTCATGGGCAACCTGTTGCTGACCCGCGAAATCGACTGGGCCACCGACAACATGACCACCGGCGTCTGGACCGGCGCTACTGGGTCGACCGACATCACCGGCGTATCATCCGCCCCGAGCACCGACGAGGTGGTACAGTGGAATGACGTCGACTCCACGCCGATTGAGGATGTGTCGGAGCAGGCGACCAGCATCATGGAGAAGACGGGCAAATGGCCGAATACACTGGTCCTCGGCCCGAAGGTGTTCGACCGCCTGAAGCATCATCCAGACATTCTCGACCGCATCAAGTACACCCAACGCGGCGTGGTTACCACGGAGATTCTGGCCGGACTGTTCGAGGTCGACCGCATCTTCGTGCCTCGTTGCATCAAGGTCACCACACCCGAAGGCCGGACGAGCCATACCAAGTCATTCATCTACGGCAAGAGCGCGTTGCTGTGCTATGCGGCCCCTGCCCCCGGCCTGCGCACTCCGAGTGCGGGCTATACGTTTACTTGGTCGGGCTACACCGGCCTGAACAACATGGGCGTGAAGATGAAGAAATTCCGCATGGAAGAGCTGGAGGCCGACCGTATTGAAGGCGGAATGGCCTACGATATGAAGGTCGTGGCTGCGGACCTCGGAGCGTACTTCACCAGCATCGTGGCGTGAGCCAAGAGCGAATAACAATGTCCACGTAGGGGCCTGTCGAGTGTGGCAGGCCCCTACCCTGTGGGGAACCGCCGCTTGGGGGAGCGAGCAACCCCGCAGAGGTGACCTGTATGGGTGTCGAGAAGTTCCGCCGCCAGGTCCACGCACCGGGCGCGGACCTGGGCGAGACGGTAATCAGTAAGGATGGTAGCGTAACGATCCGCCCCGACAGCAGCACGGGCGACATCAACCTGAAACTGAGGGACGCCGCCGGTGCCAGGAAGATCAACATCTACGATAGTTCGACAACCCTCGTGGCATCTATTGACTCCGACGGCGAGTTTACCGGCAGAGGGCTCACACTGACGAGCGATTTCTCCGCCGAAACCCTGACCGCCAGTAGTGCGGTAGTCGGCGCGACCATCGCCTCCAGTAGTGGCATCAGCGGCATTAACCTGACTCTTTCGAGTGAGGCCA